ATGCTATAATATAATTACAGGGTACGGAAGGCACGATGGTGATTCCCTGGCCGTGGTCAAGCGCGTGAAGCGTTACGGAAGGGCTTGCGTGACTGCTAGTCCCATTCCTTACCGCTACCCTGTGCCTGCTGGTTTTGCTTAATGGTAAAGCACCTGTTTTGTAATCAGGTTACAAGGGTTCGATTCCTTTAACCAGCTCCAACTGCTTTTTGTTAGACTTGTTTGTGCTTAAAACAACTATCATTGAGCGCTGTAACGCTTTACAGCTTAACGTTCTAGTGGCCTTTACTTGTTTCTCCCACCTCCGGCGTTCAAAAGCCTGAATAGTTCGTAGGCTCTCAATTATTTTATTGATAGAGCCGGGGCGCCTCTTAACAATGCGTACCAGCCCGGTTCATTATAGATATTGAAAGAGGGTGTTATAATGTCAATGTGGTGGGATTTGAAAAACACATTAAGCTATAATGCTCTCTTTAACTTTGTCGTTGGCTCTCGTGGTTGCGGTAAAACATATGGTTTCAAAAAGTGGGCTGTTGAGGATTTTCTGAAAACTGGCTCACAGTTTGTATACATCCGCCGTTTCAAAACCTGAAAGACAAAGAAGGCTAAGGAAAATTTCTGGGCAGCCGTTGCACCTGAATTTCCTGACCACGACTTAAAGGGAACGCCTGACGGCAACTATTACATTGACGGACAACTTGCAGGTGTAACCCGCTTTTTGTCCAGCGCAAAATCAGAAGAGTTTCCCAACGTTAATAAAATCTGTTTTGATGAGTTTATCGTTATGGATACAGTTCATCACAACTACCTTAACGATGAAGTTACGTTTTTCCTGGAGCTATACGAAACTATTTCTCGTATGCGCCGTGTTCGTGTATTCTTCTTTGGCAACGCAGTTTCGTGGGCTAACCCATACTTCACCTTCTTTGATATTAAGAAGCCAATGAACAAGAAGAATATTTCCTTGTTCCGTGATAACCTTGTGCTTGTCCAGATTGCTAACAACGATAACTACATCGCCGCTAAAGAAGCAACTGACTTTGGACGCTTAACCAAGGGCACAGATTATGGCAACTATGCCGTTCACAATGACTTCTACTCTGACAGCATGGTTGGAGTTGCAAAGAAAACTGAAAAAGCTCGTTACTCCATGGCCTTTAAGATTCACGAAGATATTATTGGCGTATGGTGTGACTATACAACTGGCTACATCTACTTATCACGCAAATATTCTCCCGGCAGCGGCGTTATTTATGCGCTAACAAATGACGACCATGATTATAATACAGTTTTGTTGAAGCGCACACCGAAGCCGCCGTGGTTAAGATACATTATAAATATCTATCGTTTGGGGGGATTATTTTGTGAAGATGAAATGATTCGTAAATCCATGCTTGAAATTTTAAAGATTGTGGGTGTGTGAATGACTATGACGCAGATGATTGTGATTGGCGTTCTTATCCTTGCTGACATTGCGACCGGGCTGGTTAAGGCACTGTACAACCACGATTATAATTCTTCCATCATGCGCGAAGGTGCATATCATAAGTTCTGTGAGATTTGTGTTATCGCGCTCTCCATTGGTGCAGATGTTTACCTGCCTACTGTTGGCGTGAATCTGGGTGTTCCTCTTGCTCCTGTTGTTATCACATATTTTGCACTGATGGAATGCACCTCTATTTTGGAGAACATTGGCTCTATTTATCCTGACGCGATTAAACCTATCACTAAATATTTTGCTAAGCTGAATGGCGGTGATAAAAATGGCAATGGGAATTGATATTTCTAAATATCAGGGCAAGGTTGATTTCAACAAACTGAAAAGCTATTGCAACTTTGTTATCATTCGTGCTGGCCATACAGGTTATGGTGATGGCGTTCAGCATGGAGACCCTTATTTCCTTGTCAATATGGCAGGTGCAAAAGCTGCTGGTATGCCGTGGGGTGCATACTGGTTTAGTCAAGCCATTAACGAAGATGAAGCTAGAGCCGAAGCACGTTATATGATGGGCTTGATTAAAGACCAGAAGCCTGAATATCCTATCTATATCGACACAGAATTGTCTGGCGCTCCCGGTTTATCTGGACGTGCTGACCGTATTGGTAAAGATAAGCGTACTGCCGTTGTTAAGGCTTTTTGTGATGAACTTGAAGCCAATGGTTATTTTGCCGGTTTTTATTGTTCTGAAAGCTGGTGGCATAACAATATTGATGGCAAGGCACTTTCTAAGTATACAGCCTGGATTGCTAAATGGAGTGCCAAAGAACCCAATTGCACTTACGCTATGTGGCAGTACAGCAATAGCGGCTCTGTTCCTTGTATTAACGGTAGGGTTGACTTGAATAAAACTTCCGTTGACTTTTCTACCATCATTAAGGCTAATGGTTTGAATGGTTGGCCAACAGAAGATAAGCCAGGCGACTACATTAAAATTCACGCAACTGGTTCTGATATGGAAAAGTTGCTTGAAATTTGTAGACTATACAAACTCGATTATGTAAGAACGGTGGATTAAAGATGAAAACCAGAGAAGAGATTTCTGCAATGCTTAACGGGTATGTTGACGCTAATCCCGAAGAGCAGGCGCAGCTTATGAGCGGTATTCTTGACGAATATGACAATGCCATTAGCGAAAGTTCTGCTTACACTTCCGGTGTTCCTGAGGGTGCTAACAATTGGCGTGAAGCCTATGACAATCTACGAAAAGATTATGTGAAATCTTTTCTCGGCGCTAATCAGCCTAAAACTCCCCCGCATGAACAGAACTCCACTAATATGTCTGTTGAAGAAGCTGCTAAGGCTTTTGTCAATCAAATGTATGGAAGGAAGTGATAATTTATGGCTTTCTCTTATTCCGATAAGAGTTTTACTGTTGTTGGTAACTTGTGTTTTGTACATATTAAAGATGTAAAGACTGGTTCCGAAACAATTAAAATCCCCCCCGCTATTGTAGATAGAATGTTGTGTAAAAATTTTTATACCCCGTTTATTTCAAATAAACCTGATGGTAGCGGTTATGTCACTAATGCGTGTTTTATTAGCAACGATTCAATTGTTTTTGATAATACCTATGACGTTGCTTACCTAAACTTCTCTTTCCCCATCGACTCTAACAAGTGAGGTATTAAATTATGGCTACATCTGCTGCTGTTGGTATTCTCCAGGCTGTTTTCGGAAGTGAAGCCACTTTTGGTGGTGCTCCTGAAATTGAGAATACCACTGAATCCATTAAGAGCGCATGGACATTTTTGAATGCCTATGAGCCTCGTCTGAACTATTTCTGTAATGCGCTGGTTGACCGTATCGGCCTGACCGTTATGCGCTATATTTCCTTTGAGGACCCCTGGAAGGTGTTCGATAAGGGTGTTCTGTCGCAGGGTGCAACTGTTCAGGAAATTTACGTCCTGATGCAGAAGGCTACTCCCTATTTTGCGGCTGACCGGGCTACTAACGATGAGGTTATGAAGGCTGAATTTGGTAGTGACCCTGCAAAGGTGTTTACTGCCTATCATGCCGTGAATAGCCGCATTAAGTATAAGGTTACTGTCAACCGTGAGTCTCTGGAAACTGCTTTTCTGGATGAAGCGAACCTTAACGCTTTCGTGCAGAACATTATCGACCAGATTTATAAGCCCGCTGAGCTGGATGCTTTCATTATGAAAAAGTATCTGATTTACAATCTGGTTAAGAATAACAAGATTAAGAAGATTACCGTTGATGCCGTGACTGACGAAGCTAGTGGTAAGAAGCTGGTGAAGTCCCTGAAGGGCATTTATGGCAAGATGAAGTTCATCTCCAAGGATTATAATGCTGCTGGTATTCCTATGAATACACCTTCTGACCGGCTGTATACTATTATCCCTGTTGACATTTCTGCTTCTGTTGACGTTGACGTTCTGGCTAGCGCCTTTAACATGGATAAGACCGACTTTGTGGGTCATCGTCTGGAAGTTGATAGCTTTGCCATGAGCGAGTATGAGGTTGAGCGCCTGGAGCACCTGCTCACTGGTAACGACCCCTCTGGCGCTGGCAGTGTTACCGTTGCCGTTGGTGGTGATAGCACCTATACCCATGTTACTCCTAACGATGCCGACCTGGCCGCTGTTCAGACTATCATGGTTGACCGTGATTTCTTCCAGGTGTACACTAAGCTGAACACCATGCGTGAGAATAACCTGGGCAGTACTCTGGATTGGAATTATTTCCACCATGTGTGGCGTATCTACTCCGCTAGTCCTTTTGCTAATGCGGTGTACTTCACCACTAAGGCGTAACATTTAATGTTAAAGTGGGATGCGCATACTTATCACGCATATCTATATGGCATACAAACAGTGTATCACAGACGGTTCTACAATCAGGGTAACTGCAAGCTATCCTTATTATGATGACGGAAGCCGTCACAGCGGTATTGACACGGTACACACAGACCATAAAGCATTTGCCCCGTATGGCGGTACGGTTATGCGGGCATGGCATTGGGAAGGCGGCACTGCTGGCCACAATAGTTGGGGCAACCATATTGTGGTTAAGTTCGCTGAAAACAAATATTGGCTTGCAGCGCATTTTGCTTCACAGATTTGGAGTGAAGGCGATACAATTACACAAGGCCAATATATTGGTGAACAGGGTGCAACTGGTAACGTTACAGGTATTCATACACATTGGGAATATTGGAACGGTGGTTATTCCATTAACTATCGTGATAATCCTGCAATCATTCTGAGAATTCCTAACGCTGTTGGTACTTATGATGTAGAATGGGATGCTGGCGGTGAGCCGCCTACTCCACCGGAACCCCCCGGCCCCGGCCCTGAACCTGGCCCTGAAACTGAAAAGCGTAAAATGCCCATTTGGATGATGTGTGGCCCCGTATGGAGATTTAAGCGATGAGTACACCGAATACTAGCGTTTGGGTATGCAGAGGTGTTAAAACCGACAAAACATACAATCATGTTCTGTTATTTGGTTCTGCATCCGCGCGGTTTAATTACTTTACAAGTAAAGCTGTAAGAAGTTTTGACAGATACTCATATCAGCGCACGGAACGTTATTTAACCATCGGCGTAAATTCTGAAATCATTGAAGAGTGTAACTATTTGGTGTTCACTAATCGTACTTTCAGTGATAAGGTTTATTATGCCTTCATTGATAGGATTGAATACGTTTCTGATAGCACTAGCAGAATCTACTTTACCATGGATATCATGCAAACGTGGTTCCCCGATTGTACGTTGCATCCTTGTTTTATTGATAGACAACACGCGCCTACTGATAGAATTGGTGATAATCTGGTAGCGGATGATTTGGATTGCGGGGATTATGTAGACAGTTTTATTCAGTCTTACAATACAGACCCGAAAATTGCTTTTCTTTGTACATTTGATTCTAGTTACAATGATGCCACCGGTACACTTGTAGATAATATGTATAACGGCCTTGTTGAGCATCAATTTACTGGCGCTAAGGATGCCGGTGACTTTATCGAAGGTGCAGTTGAAGCAGGCAAAGCGGAAGGCATTGTGGCTTGTTATATGTCTCCGGGCGAAAAAACAACCAGAATTGAACTTCCCCGCGAAGATAATGTTGATGGATACGGGCCTAGGAATAAAAAGTTATTTACCTATCCTTATTGTTATCACAGAGTGTTTGATTCTACCATGAAGCTGAACGCTGTTTTTAAGGATGAATATTTTAGAAACAACGTTAAACAACTTCTTTTGGTGACAACTGGTGGACAGGGTTCTCCGGAGATTGGCGTTATTCCTCTGAATTATAAGGTATATGCACAGCTAGGGCCTGAAACCAATATGGCCGAAGCTGTTTATGCCCGCCCCTTCCCCACTTGTGCTTATAACACCGATATCTATAAGGCATACATGGCGCAGAATGCTAGTTCTGTATTTGTGCAGGATACTCATAACAGTTTCAACGCTGCTATGTCTATGGTAAAAACTGGTGCGGCGCTTGCTACAAATGTAGCTTTAATGTCTAATCCTATCACAGCCGGAATTGGTTTAATGGGTACGGCTGCTGCTGCACAGGGCATGGCAAACGAAGCTGCAAACGTTGCATCTGTAAACGCCAAACGTGAAGATATGGATAGACTTCCCCCGCAGTCTAACGGTACTCCATCCGTGTCTCTTGCCTACATGAGCACCAACGGCGTCAAAGTATATGTAACCTACCACACCGTAACCCGTCAATACGCCAAAATCATTGATGACTATTGGACAGTGTATGGCTACCCCTATCATTCCGTTCAGGTTCCAAACATTACTTCCCGTTCTCAATGGAACTATATCCGTTGCGGAAACTCCTGCATTACTGGCCCTGTTCCTGCTGATGCTCTGCGTCTGATTAACGATATCTTCAATCGTGGCGTGACCTTCTGGCACAACCCTGAAAACGTTGGCCGATACGAACTCTCTAACGATATTGTTTAAGGTGGTGAATTAAATGGCACGTTCTCAAAAGCCGCAGCCCCCGTGGTTTAATAGCTATGACCTGACCAGAAGCTATTATAAAAACTGGTTCAACCGCCTTTTCAATATTGCCATTTCCCGGTTTAAGTGGGAAGGTCTGGAAGAACACCCCTTCATTAACGAACGTTTTATTGAACAGTTTCTTTTCTTTGAACCTTTGATGGTTGGATTCTCTGACCCTATGATGGGGCCGGTAGTTCTCCCCGCTATGCAGGAAAGCAACTTCAACATTATTGGAGACCCTCTGAGCGTTCGCGCATACGGTTATAATTCTAACTACAATCGTTCTGGCCTTGATGAAAGTAACAGCGTGTACCTCTGGACTAATATGAGCCGGTTCCCCGATATTCATATTATCCGGCAGTTCGCTAAACGGTTGACTGAAATTGACCGTACAATCGACCTGAACCTTGCTGCACAGAAAACACCCCGTATTGCGTTTGCAACAGAGGATACAAAGCTGAGCGTCCAGAATCTCACCTATCAGGTGGATAAGTATGACCCGTGGCTTTACATTAAGTCTAAGAACTTGAACGCCGATGACCTTAAAAACATGATTGGCGTTCTGGATTTGAGGGTTGAATATCTGGGTTTGCAGCTGGAAGCGCAGAAGAAGGAAACGCTTGCCGAAGCTCTTACCTATCTGGGCGTTGAATCCAACTATAACATGAAAGCCGAGCGGCAGTTTACAACGGAAGTTACAATGACTTTGGGGCAGATTGAAGCTGACCGTTACAGCCCTCTGGTTGCCCGTCAAGATTTCTGCGATAAGTTTAACAAGATGTTTGGTACTAATATTTCTTGTAGCCCTCGTTCTGAACTGGCTTTGTCGAAAATTATGGCCGGTGAAGAGGATGCTCTGAATCCTGAGGATAAGACAAAGGCCGAAACTCCTGAAAAGGAAGGTGAAGATAATGAGTAAGTACACAAGTGAACTTTCCTTTATCTGCGCTAGCCTTGCAGGGTATACGGATGAATTGACCGCCCCTGGTTATCGTACAGTAATTGAGAAGGCCCGGCCCCTGCTTTTCGATTTCCCCTATCCTATCTGGGACGAAGCTAAACGTGCAGAGTTTGAGACGAAAATCCTTAAACATTTCTATACTTGTGAAATTGGTTTTGAGACATACGGCCTTTGGAAGCTGCGTCTGGATGATTGGCTAAATGTAAATATGCCTTACTTTAACCCTCTGTATGAAGCAGTAGAAAAACAGTACGGCGTGTTTACAACGGATGATTTCACCATTGAATCCAAAGAGGATACAAAGCACGATGATGTAAATACGTCTACCCGTGATAAGACTAGTACTGGCACAGCTTCCGGTGAAGGTACTTCTGATTATCATTCTGATTCTGCAAGCACCGAAGATACGACTAATAGCCATACAGATACCCCGCAGGGTAGCCTGAATAACTTCCTTGCAGGTGAATATCTGAGTGATGCTAGTCATGTTGATGGAAGCAGCTCCAATAACTTCACGTCTGGTAACAAGTCTAAGAGTAACAGCACATCCACTCTGACAGATAACACGCAGGATTCTGAAAACCGCAAAGGTGAAGAAAACCGAACCCTTCTGCACACTGAAAAAGGTTTTCGTGGCCGAAGTGCTTCTTCCCTGTTTAAGGATTACATGGAAGCTAACGCAAACATTGACCAGAAGCTATTTGAAGCAATGGCCCCTCTGTTCATGTTGATTTGGTGAGGTAAATTATGGCTAACACAACTAATACCGATGGACTGATTTCCACACTTCCTATTTGCTACAATCAGGTTCTGCCCCTTGTGTTTGACGACAGCATTACCTATTTGCAGATGCAAGCGAAGATTGTACGCAAGCTGAACGAAGTCATTGACTTCACAAAAATCAATAGCATTAAATATGCTGACCCTCTTGCGTGGGATATTACCGAACAGTATGAAGCTAATACTGTTGTGGTGGATAAGAGCGGCAATGCTTATCTGAGCGTTCAGCCCGTTCCTGCCGGTATCGCTCTGGAACGTACAGATTACTGGACTAAAATCGGTAACTTTGACGTTCTTTGGGATAACGTCAAGAAGGGGATTACCCCTTATGACGAAAAGACAAGCACAACTGCAAGCGGTTCTCGTGTGGCTAATGATTTGGTATGGATTAACAATACCCTGTATTTGGTTACACGTAGTATGCAGGCTGGTGACAGTTATGTGGTCGGCTCTAACTGCGAAGAGACTAGCATTTCTGCACGGCTGAAATATATCCTCTCTCTGGACGTGGCAACGTTCGATGAAGATACGCATACAGTTGAGTTTAAGTTTACTGCACCTGCTAATGCTGTTATGAGTGTTGGCGGCCATGTGTACAGTGAAGGCGATAAGACCATTGAAATTACTGACGGCGAGGTGATTAAGTAATGGCTGAAGTCAATACTTTTAAGATGGGTACTACAAGTATCACAGTAACTGATACTACTGCCCGAAACAATGCTTCTACCGCTTTGCAGACAGCTACTGATGCTAAGAAGGCAGCTGATACCGCTAGTACCACTGCGACTGCTGCTAATAGTACAGCTAACGAAGCTAAGACAACTGCTGATGGTGTGGCAGCTGATGCTACACAGGCTAAAGCTGATGCCGCTAAGGCTAAGACAGATGCTGCAAATGCTAACACCAATGCCACAAATGCAGCTGCTGATGCTAGTGCGGCTAAAACTGACGTCAACGCTCTTTACACTGCTGGCCCGTTTAATGTGAAATATGATAGCGGTACTAAGACTATCACATTCACACAGATTACTAAGGGGTGATAATGTATGGCATATTTTGATAAAGCCAAAATGTCTAACGGTACTGTTGTAGACGTTCAGGATACTAAAGGCCGCGCTCTTGCCGATACTAACCTTGAAGCTGCTAAGACTGAGCTGAATAACACTATCACAACTAAGGTCAACGAAGAAGTTGCTGCTAGACAGGAAGCTGATACTGCCATTAGAAGTGCCCTGACACAGGAAAGCACAGCACGGGCGGATGCAGATAGTAAGTTGGAAGCGAAAATTGGTGACACACAAACAGAAATTGATAATGTGAAGAAGCTGGTGCAGGATAGGTATTATATCTTTCAGGGCGATAGTTATGCCGGTGAAAATGGTGAATGGACTGCGCTGCTGCCACAGATTATGGGCCTGAGCCAAGATAAATATACCATTATTGCTGACGGCGGTGACGGTTTTTCTAATAAGGGACTTCCACAGAATCTGTTTTGGAATACTTTGGTTGCACAGGCGGATAAAGTACCTGATAAGAATGCAGTTACCGATGTAGTTGTTTGTGGTGGTCGTAATGATTACTATGCAAATAGTGGCGATAGTATTAAGACCGGCATGAGTACTTATTATGATACTATGCACAGCCTGTTCCCTAAAGCCAAACTACACATTGGTTTTATTGGTTGGGACGCTAACACCACAGAGGTATCCGCTAATAAAGAGTTGTGGTTGAGCAATGCTTGCGCTGCTTATATTGAATGGTGTGGTTCTAATGGCGTACACTATTTGAGTGGCGTTGAGTACGCTATGCACAACTTTGACTTCTTCAAAGAGGATGGTAAGCATCCTAACGCTAGTGGTTCAAGAGTTATTGCTTCTGCTGTATTTCAGGCTCTTGTTTATGGTAGTGCTGACGTACAGTATGCTTACCTGGGTGCGTCTAAAACACCTGCGGGTATTTGTAGTGACCTGGGCAATTACAATTTTGGCGAACGTCTCGATAATGGTACAGTCACTCTCTGGCCTTGCCAGTATGAAGCATATATTACAATTTCTACAAGTGAAATGGTTCTCGACAATAACCACCCGATGCAAATTGCCACAGTAAATACACGGTATGTAAATGGTACAGAATACGGGCTAATGGTATTTCCTATTCAGAGCGTTGTTTCTACTAGCGAAGGAAAATACTATAACGTTCCCGGCAGACTTATTCTGAATCAGCGCAGACTGTATTATACTGGTGTCTATGTAGAGAATAACAGCTGGCTTACTCTTACCAATGCTAATCACATTAGACTGTTCCCTGTTGGCCCCGTTGCTGTTGACACTATGAGTTAAACTAAACTAAAACCCCGTCCCTCTGGTTCACACCGGAAGGGCGGGGTTATTTTATTTAATCGTTTGCGTTAGCTACATCAAACGTATCTGATAGACAATACCTAAATACACGAAACTCATTAGATTCATGGAAATAAATGACGTCATACATCCATAAATCTAATGGCTCACTATTTACAATAAAATATGCTTCAACGTTTCCATTGACAGATGCACATGACCGCAACTCCACTTTAGTGTAGTAGCCGGGGACGAACCTTTCAAAGTCCTTCCGCACAATTGCTTCCATTTTCCGAATATAATCCTTCATTCTCTTCACCCCCTTCAATATATACAAGAATATCTTCCATGGCGGAAATATACCCTAAATAATAGTCATCGTTCGTTTTACAATTTTCTTCTGCAAATTTAAGCTTTGCTTTCAGTGCTGCCTTAAAATCTTTCATCTTCATGGTAGTCTCCCCCTACTAGCCACAAACCAATGGCGATTAGTAAAATTAGCACTACAAAATTCATACGCCTGAACCAACCCACCCACCCGGCGTTTAACCATTATTCAGTCCATCCACCGTAATAATTGCGCAAATAATTACGCCATGTAATGGAATCCCAATTAAATTTATTAGCGACGTCGAAACGAACGGCCATTTTTCTCTTCGTCAACCTTCTTGTCATATTCATCCAGAATAGCATTGTTAAGCTGCTCACGGAACTCATGAGTAACCGGGAAGAAAATGTCGGCGTACTCGTTGCCGTTCTTATCAGGTTTGGACAGCTTGCGCTGAGGCATAGATACAAACATACCCTTGTTACCCTTAACCACACGCAGACCGGTGAGGACAAGGCAATCGGCAATGGTTACAGCTGCAAGGGCAACGACCTTGCTAGAGGAGTCGTTCAGAGTATAGACGGACACGGAAGTAATGATAGCGTTAGACATAGTTAGTTCTCCTTTTTGTTCTGATATTTTTCGCAAACTTTCATGTAACGGTATTGGGGACAATCCCTAAAACTGTTATCATGTACACAAACTTTAGGCGGATAGTATTTCATCTGCAACTTCTTGTTGTTGCACAAGACAAAGCCGTTGTTACCATCCTTGCATCTGCCCTGAAAATAGGGGCAGGGATACAGAGTATCATAAACAAGATTCATTATTTCACCTTCCCGTATTTCTTGCAGATTCTCATAATCTTAAATTGGGGCAACTGCTATGGCTGTAACTACAACAGTCTCTCCAATTATATTCAGCAAACGGCAAAGACTTTCCACAGCACTGGACTTTATACACATAACGCATATATCCACCGTTTCTGCTTCTAGGTCTACTAACGTCAAGAGCGCCTTCATAATATGGACAAACCTTGTTGCATTCATACCCCATTTTATTCACCCCCTTCACATTTAGCTTGAAAGATACTTGCGGGATTTCCTTCAAGATAAATATCGTATTGTTGTTCTGTATACTTTTTTGTATAAGCAGAATATACTGGATTTCCGTCTTTGTCGTATGGGATATTTACAGTTTCAGGGATTTGTTGCGTGAAGTGTTCTTTCCTTAAACTGTAACACATTTCATAATACATTTGGTTCACTGGGCTTTTTAGCGACCTTAATGTATATCCGCACGGTTCCAGAACGGTTACACTACATTCATTAAGCATACCCTCTTTCCCAAAATCGTCCGTGAACCTACCCACGATACGTGTACCAGGTGTTTTTCTGATTAGCTTCTTGTTAATACTTTCATCATAACTAATGTTGGGATGAAAGTACTCATCAATCAGATAATCAAAATCATTGTCTTTGACAATGGCCGTAAACAGTTTTGATAATTGCTTCTTGCTTGCGCCTGCAACTGTAGCCTTGACGTGAAGTTCGTCCCCGTCCTTGTAACTGGCAGCATAACATTTACTTCCCCATGTTACAAAATCTTCATAGTGACCGTCAAAATCCATAATGCCAAAATTGTAACATTCCTTATTATCGGAATGTTCCAGAATGTTTTCATTGAATTTATCAATGGCCTTCTGAACCTCTTCATTGTAACCGATGAAATAGCCGCTGTCTGTGTCGTGGTACAGCGGCATAATGTTGCAACTCAAAGTAAGATACAACATAAAGCAAATGATGTGCAGCCGGGAATAAGCAACAGTATACAATCCATCGGTGAAAATGTTGATTGAATTTTTGCTATCCAAATAATTCAACCCCCCATCTTCCCAGGAAAGATTTTCAGCATCCCCCCTTAGCACACATTCATGCCTTAACAATTTCATAGCAGAACAGCCATACTGACCATTCAGGCCGCCCTTGCTTGACATTAGGGCAAAATGTACAAGTTCATCGTTGCTCTCATTAAGGATTTTCTTTGCAACAGCTTCATCGTACAGTTGCAAGCCTTCAAACATAAAGTCGTCCATGGTTGTTGTATGGTTTGCTAACTTCTTTTCCAGACGCTTAAAGCCCGTTTTCTGTTTGGCAAAATATTTAACGGTACTTCTTAAAGGTTTGCTGATATGTTTTCTTGACATTGCAACCAATAAATAGTCACATTCCACAGAATCATAATCGTACAGCATATCAATAAGAATAAAGTCAATATCACAACCATAGAACACAAGTTCATCGGCTTTCATAACTTTACCGTTATCATATTCTCCGCATAAAATAGAGCCTTTAACGCATTTGGATACTGAAATATAGCTATAAATACAGTTGCCAAAATCCTTGACCCTAATATTGGTAAACTTACAACGTGCAAGGAAGCTATTCCTTAACGGTTTTTCAAAGAGCAGGGACTCACGATATGCTGCTTGTAAGACTGAATCATACTTACAGCTTTTGCGTCCAGATAACTCAACCCTTGCGTTGGGATACAGGTGCACCCCTGAGCTACAAGAGCTAGTGCATCCAGATAGCCATTGCCAATTTTGTTGTCGTAACTGTCCAAACCATTCATTGCTTACTTCTCTCCATTCATAAGGAAAATATCTTCCGTACATTGCTGACGGGTGCATACTGCTTGCATCGAAACAGTACACATTTGTAAAATGCTTGCCCGTTGCATACGGGTTCGCGTGCGTATAGCCGCCAGCAAGACAATCTTGCATGAATTCAAGAAACGGACGGTTATTCTTCCGTTCTGCGCTTGCCCTGAGCTTAGCGCCTTGAATATCCTTCTTGCTTGCGATATTCTGATTCTCGCGTGTTTCACGCTTAATCATTGACGTATTAGATACTGATATATCTGATACGTTATCAACGCTGGTAAAGTTATTCATGTAGCGGCAAAGAGCATATAGGACTAGCTTACAGTCACGTTCATTATACACATATTCACTTTCGGGCAGCTCTGTCCAGTTATAATAATGCTGGTCATAACCGCCTTTAATATCTTTAAGTTTAGGCACACCCAATTCATTACCGATAACTTCCAGGCTTTTGTTTCCCAAAATCTTGAAGCTGTCATAGAATTCCAGATGGCCACATCTTAACATTAAGGGTTGGTGCGGTGCTACCGCAATAAACCCTTTTGGGTCGAAGCGTTCAATACAGAAACGAACGTTTCTCATTAACGCTTCAAACTCATACGAGAGGTTGTGAACATAAATCTTAACATACATATCAGAATCTTCTGCCTTCTGGTTAAGGCGTGTGAAACAATCACTAATTTCTTCATATGTACGATAGGCATAATATGCCATATCATGTTCAAACAACTCAAAAGGTTCGTGAGCGATTGGCCTATACTTAAAGCTAGCTAACCCGTGCAGATAAGTTGATTGTAGTTTTTCAGCATCACTCCCTTCACCGTACATGAGACTTGAAGTCTCAATATCATAGCAATAGATGATATCGCTATACTTACGATAGTTGTTACCTCTCTGACGCACTACATAACACCACCTCGCTTTAAGGTTTAACGTTAGAATCCTCTGGCGCTCTCATAAATATAGAAGAACTCGTTAATCATCTGTTTTTGCTCATCTGTAAGTTTTGCTTTTTCGCTAACCAGAATGTTTTGCAGATGTTCAGCAGCATCCACAATGTTCTGAATAAACTGGTCACTACTAAAGCCAAACACAGAAATTGATTCACCCGCACGGGCTAAATCTTCACCCATGCGGGAAAGCGTATGGCGGCGGCTATAATTAGCATAACTAGTTTCCATCTTGCCTTTAAGGTCAAACCCAAAAGCACCGGCAATTTCTTCAAGCTGTACCAATTCACCCTCTGTAAGAAACATTTTACGGGCGAAGGCGTTAGCCATAATAGCCACGATTCTAGCGTTTACCATAGAAGATGCGAACCTTTTAGGGGATTTGAATGCTTCTTTAATCCCCGCTTCCATCGAGCCGATAGAGGACAAAGCAGAAATATATTTCCTAGTACGGAAAGATTTCATTTCTCCTTTTGCTTCATCCAACACAAATAACTCTTCAAGCCTCTTAACCTTTTTAGCATAGTTCTGAGCTAAATCCTCGTACAGCTCTTTACGTGGAACGTCCTTTTGACGATTAGCAAGGTTTTCCAACTGTTTAAGACGTTTCTTTGCATCTTTAAGTCTAAAAACGCTTGCATTGACAATTGCCTGACGAACATCCCTATTTCTAGTATCTAAATCATAAGCAAGCAGAAAATCAGGCGTAATTTCAACGTTTGTTCCGCTAACTTTAGCGCCCATTGAAGATAACTTTTTATAGGCGCTTGATTTAGACGTGTATTTAGGTTCATAGTCGTCTTTAAGTTTTTGTTTACGTTTCTTTGCCATGTTTTCTCACCTCCCATGGGCGAACTGTATCCATACAGTTTTGTACAGGCTTGCAACCTTTTGGACTGACAATCTTTGTGGGCTTAATGACTACAAACCTTACTTGATTATCATGCTCAACCATCTGAACAATAATTCCATATCTTTTTTCACGGTATTCTGAAACACCCCGTGAAGAAATACCATCTTTGCCATAGAATTTATCATAGCGGCTGAGCATATAAGCAACATTATCGCCTACTTTCATCTTCATTAAACCCCTCTGCTGCCCAAAGAAGTAACGACATGGTTAATGCTAGAAATACAAGGAATACAATGAAAATGATACCGATGAACAGTTCACACAGGAAAAAGATGAATAGGTCTTTGAGGAAAAATAGCATTGTTACACCCTCTTTCAAATCTGGTTACTGATAATCTTACTGATTTCACGCACAGAATGAGCAATTTTGTCTCTACTCATTCTCTTGCTATCAAGAACTTCAGAAATGTTTGCAAGCTCTTCCTGAATATCAGTAAAGGCAGTTGCATTGCTTTCAAGACTTGCTTC